GGGGCATCGATCAGAGCATGGTCCTGGTAGACCTACAGGAGTTTGTTAAAGTGGCTCAAAAGCTCCCTAATGTTATTGGCAAACCGATTTACTATGCGCAGTGGCCAACACCTCCCGGAGATGAATAATGGAAAAAGAAAAATTAGACCCGTTTGAGGAGGCATATATTAACTGTATGCTGTACGGGATTGGGTTTGTGAAGATCACCCGAGAAGGCGTTGAGGCACTCAAACCAGATCAATTTTATCAGGTAGCAGAAACGCTAAAGTGGCAGAAAGAGAACAGCATAAACTTAGAGGACTTAGAAAAATGCAATCACCAATAACAGAGGTTGATGCCTATGTCACAACGGATGGGCAGTTGCACATAACTATTTTTGATGCGATAGTGCACCAGGCCGGACTGGACATAGAGGAAGAAATTAAGCAGTATATGAAGGATCGGTACTCAAACTACGACATGAACTATTTTTCAAATATGACTGCTATAATAGCTTGGGAAAAATACAAGAAAGCTAAAGAATTATCAAAATGAAACCAACAGCAATACCCGTCAACTTTGACAATATACCGTTAGACCTTAAACGCGTACCGCGTTGGGTACTCTGGCGTTATGTCGAGGTGGGCGATGATGACTCCAAGAGGTGGAGTAAGATGCCGGTGCAGACTTCAGGCAAGTATGCATCATCCACAAACCCAGACACCTGGGTTGATTTTCTTACCGTCCAGTCAACGTATGAGTCGAACCCTGGGAGCTTTTCAGGGATTGGCTTTGTGTTTACGGACGGCGATAACTTAGTTGGCATTGACTTAGATGACTGCTACGACAATGGTGGTGTGACAACAGACTTGGCCAGTGACATATTACTCAGAATTGAAGGTTACAGGGAGATCAGTCCGTCCGGGACCGGCGTTAAGCTATTCACCCGGGCCAACATTACCAACGCGCACGTTGACCATGACATAGGGCTAGAGATCTACCCACGCGGTCGATTCTTTACGGTGACCGGCATGACCCTGGGGGGATCAGTGCCTGCAGAGCCCCAGGACCTGAGCAGTATCATGCCACAGCGCTCACAGACCGTCAGCACTGGGGACGCATTCGCGGACTATGTTGCGCCAGTGGATGGTTGGGACATACACAGGGTGGAGACCGAATTGTTGTCTAAGTTGGATCCTAATTGCGGATACCATGACTGGCTAAAAGTTGGTGCGATACTGCACCATCAATTTGGCGCGGATGTCGAGGCCTGCGAGGCTTGGGACCGTTGGAGCCAGGGTGGCGCGAGTTACAAGGCCTCTGGATCCGATAGCTGTAGTGCCAAGTGGGCAACGTACAGGGGCCAGGGTGCGACGTTACGCTCGTTGATATTCCAAGTCAATCAGATGGAGCGTGAAGAGGCGCTTGCTAATGGCGAGGTGATACTCAGCAACAACGTGATGGAGCATGCCAGATCTTTTTTAGATAACCGGTATACCACAGAAGAGGGGCGCGAGTTGGTGCACTACGCTCAGGATTTCTACCGGTACACAGGCACGCACTATGACGTGATGGAAGAGGCCACAATACGCGCGGAGTTATACGCGTTCCTGGACATGTGCAAGAAGGCCGGGCGCGGTGGGGCATTGGTCCCATTCAACCCAACACCGGCCTCAGTATCTGGCGCACTAGACGGCGTTAAGGCGCTCGTGCACTTGGAGAACAGGCCCAACACTAAGCCCCCAATATGGCTAGAAACCTATAGGTTACAAAAGCCAAAAGCAAAGAAACTTATAAGTCTAATTAATGGTCTATTTGATATGGAAGACAGCACGCTGTATCCACATTCATTGGGACTATTCACACAGAACTCACTACCATTCTCATATGACACAAACGCACAATGCCCCAATTGGGAAAGTTTCCTTGGATCCGTTTGGGGAGATGACCCTGAATCAATTTCCACACTTCAAGAAATGTTCGGTTACATACTTTCTGGGGATACCAGTCAGCAGAAATTTTTCAACATTATCGGCCCTAGACGATCAGGAAAGGGAACAATTAACAAAGTCCTTGTCGCGCTCTTGGGACAGCACAACACCGTGGCTCCGCAGTTGGAGGAGCTTTGCGATACATTCGGCCTACAGCCTTGGTTGGGCAAGTTGCTTGCTAGCTTTACTGATGCCAGGGCTCCCGAGCGTAATCGTTCTGCTGTTGTATCTCAACTGCTTAGGATTGTTGGTGGCGATACTATTACAGTAAACAGGAAGAATAAGGAAAGTTGGAATGGTTATTTGCCTACTCGTATTGTTATTTATTCTAATGAGGTTTTACAGTTAACAGAGAACTCAAACGCGCTTACGGGCCGTATGGTTGTGCTGAAGATGACCAAGTCGTTCTATGACCAGGAGGACACAGACCTGGCGCATAAGTTGGAGCAGGAGTTGTCTGGGATCTTTAACTGGGCACTGGAGGGCTTAAAACGGCGCCTAGCACGCGGAGGACATTTCCTACAGCCAACGTCAGGCAAGGAGTTGCTCGAGCTTATGGCCGAGTTGGGTAACCCGATTGGATCATTTGTCGAAGATGCTCTAATCTATGATCCCAAAGGGGTTGCGGACAAGGATGAGGTATTTGCCTGCTTTAAACACTGGGCACTTAAGAAATCCTTACCCCCGGGCACAGAGTTGGCATTTAAGCGACGCTTTTTGGCCGCGACCCAGGAACATAGGGTACAATCGGACCTTGACAGGACCGAGGGCAAGAGATCGCACATTTACCGGGGCGTTAAACTGAACGCCAAGGCACAGGTGTATATTGATGAACAATTTATGGATGATGGAGAGGTATTCTAATGAATGAATTTATGAAAAGCGTTTTAATTAATGCCGGTTTAATTATTGTTGTACTGTTTATTGTTTTCTCTGGTATGGCGCTTGGCCAAATGCTAGGGAGCGCGTAAATGTTTATATACACGCTCGGAGACATTATCGGCACTATATTTATGGCGTTGATAATCTTTGTTTTTATTGGTATTTGTATCGGGAATAAACTCGACGAATGGAATAAAAAATAATGGAGGCAAGGAAACCATGAAGAAAAAAGATATTGCAAACCAGGTCGCACGCGACAGCGGAGCGCATTACTCTGAGGCCGGTAAAGGGGATTCACAGCGCCCTACCGATCAGCAAAAGTATGATGAAGGTTACGAGCGGATCTTTGGCAAAAAGAAACCACTGCTACGCGACATGACCGATGAAGATTTTATGATGGCCCTAGGACCTTGCGGAAAATGAACAAGTGCTCGCGCTGTGGTGGTAAGTTAATTGAGTTGACAACCTATTACCAGGGGTATACAAAGTACCAAGTTATGTGCGAGAATGCATTTAGACATGCAATTGGAGACCTCTGGGAAAAATTAAAGGATAAATTAAGATGGACCAAGAAATCAAACCTATAAAATACCGTAACGCTATTCAATGTACCGTTTGCGATGAAATTATTGAGAGCAAGCACCGGCATGACTTTAAGTGGTGTGGCTGTGGTAGCTGTGCAGTTGACGGCGGGACGGACTATTTGCGACGCTTAGGCAACCCAGGTGACTGGATCGAATTATCAAACTTTGACGAAAATGAAAAAGTATAACTACTACAAAATAAAGCCCGGGATCTTTCCGGACATTATTAAGATCTGCTTTTCAAACGACCAGTTTCAGGATATCTTAAAAGATCACGAAATTAAAGATAAGACTGTTGCTTTGCAAATGGGTGTGGCCGAAACGCACTTCATACAAAACGGCTACGTGGGGATAATCATTGGTGTGTTTAATTTAGATGAGATGGGAGATGATATTCCGTCAGTCAGTGGCACGATCGCGCATGAGGCCAGTCACATTGTAGAGCGCATGGCCGAATACATTGGCCAGGAGCACATTACCGATGAGGTGCGTGCGTACTTCACACAATTTCTTGTGGAGCACATTTGGCTATGTATTGTTGAGGAAAGAAAGCAAAATGTTAGAAAACAAAATAGAAAGTTATCTAAGCAAACAAGTAAAGAAAAGAGGGGGACTAAGCCTGAAGTGGATCAGCACAATAACGGGAGTGCCGGACCGTATAGTAATTCTCAACCGACAAGTCCGGTTCGTGGAATTGAAATCAACTATTGGAAAAATATCGCCAAGACAGAAAATAGTATTCCAACAACTAGCGGAACAGGGATTCTCCGTTACGATAATAAACTCCTTTGAGCAAGTTGATGACTTCATTAAACAGATCCAATCTACACCCGTACCAGACGCACTTTGTGGAATTAGCAAAGAATCTACCAGGGATTGGCCTACTGCTACCGCCAGGACTCGGCAAGACAACTACGACGCTAACGATTGTGGCGGAGCACTTCACGGGAAAGACTCTTGTGATAGCCCCGAAGAAAGTGGCGGAATCTGTGTGGGCGCAAGAGACGCAAAAGTGGTCTCACCTAAAACATTTGCGTACAGCCTTGGTACTGGGATCGGACGCTCAAAGGGTTAGGGCCCTGGAATCCAATGCGGATATCTACGTCATTAATTTAGAAAATGTGGCCTGGTTGTGTGAGCACCCGGCAGGTTTTATGGAGAATTTTGATAACCTGGTAATCGATGAATCGTCCAGGTTTAAAGACGCGTCCACAAAACGATTCAAGGCCCTCAAAAGACATTTAAGGCAGTTTAAACGCAAAGTTATTTTGACCGGTACGCCTACGCCACAGGGCCTAGGAGACCTTTGGGCACAGGTAGCCATACTTGACCTAGGGGAACGCCTTGGGAAGTCTCTAACGGCCTTTAGAACGCGTTATATGGAGCCTACGGACCGCAACAGACATACAGGCCTCGTCTACAAGTGGGGCGTACGCGCCGGTAAGGATGTAGAGATCCATGACGCGATCCGGGATATATGCTTTGCGTTGAAAGCCGAAGATTATTTGACCCTGCCAAAATTAACGACGGTTTACCATGATGTGATCATTGATAAGGCAACCTGGGCAAACTATAAAAAGTTGGCCAAAGATATGGCGTTAGAAACTGCAGGGGAAACAATTACCGCAGTAACAGCCGGGACACTTGGCAATAAGTTACAGCAGTTTACGTCAGGATTTTTGTACACCGAGGATAAGACAGCGATTAGACAGCACGAGGATAAGATTAATCACTTAGAGCAGATATTGTGCGAATATAATCCTACGCTGATATTTTATCACTACAAAGAATCTTTAGAATCAATTATGCGCCAGTTCCCAGAGGCGCGGATCCTAGCAAACAACCAGGATATAGAAGACTGGCGTTCGGGAAAAATCATGCAATTATTGGCGCATCCGCAGTCAGGCGGTATTGGGTTAAATCTGCAGTGTAATGTGGCCGATACGGCCCAGGTAGTTTGGTACGATTTACCATGGTCCAGTCAAGATTACATTCAAGCCAATGCCCGGGTGTATAGGCAAGGACAAGAAAAACCAGTTATTTTGCATCACCTGGTCATACCCAAAACAATTGACAGTCAGATTGTTGATGTATTGTCCGGCAAAATAAATGTTCAACAAGCCGTCTTAAACGCCTTAGATTGTGCATTAATATAGCCATGAAAACCATAACACACACCGTCAGCGCCTCCGTAACACCGAGATTATCAGATGAAGACATCGATCCAATTGAGGTTGATGATCATAAGAACTCAACAGACCCGTCCATAGAGGGTTGGTTGCCATGGGATCCAGAAGATATTGAGGACATACGCCGGATCATTGACGAGCGCATGAGTGAGAAACAGCAATTCATCATGGATGCGTTCTTAGATGGTTTGACTTGTGGTGACGTAAACGTAACAGAAAAATATTGGCGCTATCACTTTGCAAAAGCTGTAGAGTTTATTAAACAGGAACTAAAGCTATGAGCGAGTTTGTGATCATTGAGTTGCTGAACAACGGGGTATATGAACAGCATCATTTCCCGTCCACTATTGAACTCGACATGACAAAGTATATGGGCGAAGATGTGGTAAGCCTGCACGTTTGCAGTAGCGAACAGGACCAGGAACGATTTGGAACAATTCTAAGGAAAATGCGCGATGAGTTACCTGACCTATGACTCAACTTCTGATTGCCGAAAAATCAATCACACAGCGCCAGTAAATGACCCAGTCAATCACCCAAAGCACTACACAGGCCATCCAAGCGGAGTGGAGTGCATTCAGATCACTGAGCACATGAACTTTTGTCTGGGTAACGCAGTCAAATACATTTGGCGTGCAGGCTTAAAGCATGACGCCATTGAGGATTTGAAGAAGGCAGTTTTTTACATCAACCGTGAAATAGAAAGAAGAACAGCATGATGTCAGTAAAAGAAATACTAGATAAAGAGTTGATAGACGCCTACAGAGACCTGGAGGACGATATTAATGATGCAGAACATGCGGAAGAGGGATCATACCTGGACCGCAATTTAGAAAATAATCTTGAGTATTTGAAAGCGCTTGAGATTATTGGTCCATATTTTGTTCACGATTTTAAACGCAGAGTAAGAAGAGATTTAGTTTTATAACCAAGGAGAAAAAAAAATGGCAGATGTAACAACTGTAGATACACTTCAAGTAGCATTGAAGTTTCAGGTCCAAGAAATTAATACACTTTTAACGGTGTTAAACATGCCCAGTCAGGCGCCAACAACGACACTTAGCGCGTTTATC